CCTGAACCTGGAGTTCGCACTCCTTGTGTGTCGCTTCGGCAATGCCGAGGCTAACGCAAGGCGCGAGTCCAGCTTCCGCTACCAGCTCGACGTCAAAATCCACGAGCCCTTTGACCCTGAGAGCGATCTCACGGTCTGGGACGAAGTGGACGAGACGTGGTGCACGGTCGCGGACGTCTACGCATCCTTGAGCCCGAGCAACCAGTACTGGGTTGACTACCAGTACCGGGCGCTCATCAGCCGGCAGAACCTGCTGATGAAGAGGCTCTTGGACGCGCAAGAGTAAACGACTGAATCAGCATCCATTTTGGGTGCTGGCTCACTGGATGTGAGTGTCATCAGGCTAGGCATTCGGTTACCTCCTTATTGAAAGGGGGGTCGATGAAAAGGCTGATGTCACTCTGGTCCCAAGTCGCAGAGGAATCTGCGGCTTTGTGTAGCACTAGCGCCCATCGCGACATTAATACCGTCGCGATGCGGATCGAACATGAGGGGTTGTCGTTTTTGACGATAACCCTACCCGACCTTGGCAAGTCGTTCCAAAGATGGCTTGACCAAGGTAAGGTGGCTAACCACTCCTCGTTCTTAAATGAGCGAGGAGGAAGTTTCCCCCGATTTCTCGGAGGTTTCTTCAGCCGTGTGTTCGACCGGAGTAGCGGCTTGTTACTCGATGAACCCTGTTACGACTCCATCAAAGCCATTCGTCAGCTAACGCTGATGTTTGGCAAGATGGAGCTCAAGTGCTCCCCAGCACGAGAGCTAAAAGCCGTTAGGGGTTATATCGAGTGTGAGCAGGAAGTCCGTTTGTTCGACAAGGAACTCTCCGAGAGAGATCTTAGAGAGTTCGTTAGTATGTCGGACATGCTGTTCAGGAACATTTTCCGTCAGATGGACAGAGATGTCTATCTTGGTCGGTATGTTCCCCGGCACGGACCAGGATCTACTGCTGACGGACTTAAGGGAAACCAAAAGTTCCGTCAGGAGACCTGGACCGAACGTCTCGAGTTCTCCGGCCTCGCGGCCGGTGAGAATCTCCTCCCTAACTGGCGAAGTTATCGTCAGCTGGAAGGGGTTGACTTCCTCGAACCTGGTACGGAGGTACCTGTCAAGGTAACCCTCGTTCCTAAGACGCTGAAGACTCCGCGTGTGATCGCCATGGAGCCGGCTTGCATGCA